TGCTTATTACCCTAAGTGGCGATACTCGGCGATGGGGCATTTGGGTTTCAGTTATAGCCCTCGCCGTCCATTTGGGCGGTTTTCTGATGAAAGACAGTGAATAAATGAGCACTCCAACCAACAAACAATTTCACGCCAACGCTACGGCTTCTGGCGGTGTCCTCGGAATCGTGACCTATTTGCTTATCAAGTTCAATGTTGACCCTGCTCTAACCAGCATGGCGTTGCCGATGTTCGCTGGTTTGCTCTCTTATGTCTCCACCAAGATTGGCGACCCGACGGTTGCTTCTTTCATTGGCACATCGTCTGCCGATGGCAAGCCATTAACAATGGGTGACGAATAACGATGAAGTACCCTTACCGTAAACTTGTTTTGCCCGATGCGTTGAGCCAGCAAATCAACGGCAAGTTAAGTCCTAAAGTTCTCGCGAGCGTCAAAACTGGCGGAAAAATGTGGAAAGGCGCTTCGGTGTCTTTCAACGCGATGTACGACGAAGCGCAGAAAGCGGGCATTACGCTCCGCAATATCGGCGATTATCGCTCGTTTGATGACCAACTGGCTATGTTTCGTGACCGTTATGCGTTAGTTGACCAAGGGCGCAAGCCACAGGTGACACGCCAATTTGAAGGCAAGACTTGGTTTCTCAAGAAGGGCAAGTCTCCATCGGCGGCTCCAGACCCAACAGGCAAAAAGGGTTCTAATCATGGTTGGGGTTTGGCTATTGACCTAGCGGTTGAAGGCAAAAAAGGCGAGTTAGTCGGTTTGGGCAGTGCGAACAAGGCGATGGCTTGGATGTGCGCCAACGCTCCTCGTTTTGGGTTTTACTTGCAGAGTGATAATCCAAAGTCTCCAGAGTTTGAGGCTTGGCACTGGCAGTATGTTTTGGGCGATGTTCCGCCTTCTGCTTCCTAAGTTGGTTTCTTGTGGAAGCAATCATTGTCGCGTTTATCGGCGCTACAGGGGTGGTGCTGGCGGCAGTTTTGTCGTTTCTGTCATCGTTTCGTAAAGAAAACCAAAGCGACCACGCTTATGTGGTTGATAGTTTGTCGCGGATTGAAAACAAATTAGACGGTCATATCACCGACCATGTGACAGGCAAGGTGTAGGGTTCCTTCTGCCAGTTCTGGAGGTTCAGATGGGGTTACTTGACGATTTGATGGCGGCTAATGAAAGCCGTAAAAGCAAATGTTTAATGGGACAGACGATTGACGCTATGAGCGACTTGGACAGGGGCGAATTTCTTAACGCCTTGGAGTCGGGTCATTTTAGTTCTTCTACTGTGTCAACTGTTTTGAAAAACAACGGTTACATTGTGTCGGAGGACACAGTTCGTCGTCATGTACAAGGCAGGTGTCGTTGTGGGCTTTAAGGATGATTTTGATTCGTCGGCATCTGAGTCGGTGCCAGACAAAGAAAAAGCGTGGGTAGAAATCACCTCCGATGGTGGCGAGATTTCTACTGGGCAGTTGTCAGTTGAATTAGACGGTAACTGGGATTCCATTTTGCTTGGGTTTAACTTAGACCCAAATGTCTTTGAGGTTGTGGACGACACCGTTCGGTGTTCTAAGTGGCAGTCATCTAAGCGTCTTGAGAATGGCGATAGAGATTTGATTTGGTTGTTTTCGTATCGCGCGAGGTTTCGCCGTCGGCAAAGCAATGTTATATCTGACGAGGATATTGATGCGATACGGCAGGGCGTGGCTAAATGGCGTCCTTCAGCGCCCAAAAAGCAGGTTTCTGATGCTGTTCCTTGCACCTTTGTAGTGTGTTTGGCGGACTGGCAATTAGGTAAATCGGCTGGCGGTGGTGTTGATGCGACTGTCGCCTATGTCATCAAATCTTTTAATGATGTGATTACGCGCGTTGCTGACCTTCGCAAGATGGGGCGAAACATTGAGAACATTGTGATTGCCAATATGGGCGACCCGATTGAGGGTTGTGGCGACCATTACGCGTCGCAGACTTTTACTGTTGAGTTGAATCAGCGTCAGCAGTTGTTGTTGGCTTTGGATTTGTGGACGCAGGCTGTTGGTCGGTGGGCTGTGCTCGCTGAAGGTGCAGAGTTTTTGTCGGTGTTGTGCAATCATGGCGAGTGGATGCGTAGAGGTTCTAAGTCCATTACCAGTGATTCGGATAATGCTGGCGCGTTTTTGGCTGAGGCGTTGCAGAGAATCCTTGCTGACCGTGACGAGTTGCAACATATTAAGTGGTCAATCCCACATGATGAGATGACGATTACAAGCGTTCTGTCGGGTGTGAATGTTGCTTTTACGCACGGGCATACCATTCCCTCTCCTGCAAAAGAGGCTGATTGGATTAGGGGTCAGAGTATTCGGATTTTGCGCGAGGAAGGCAGAGAGCCTGATTTGTGGGTTACTGCTCATCGCCATCATTTGTCTGTTGCTGATTTTGGTGCTTACACTCGTATCCAGTGCCCTACTTTAGACGGTGGTTCTAAATGGTGGACAGACAGGTCTGGTTTGTGGTCTAGGCGCGGTACTTTAACTTTCACTGTTGGCACTCATGCTGATTTGGGTTGGGCTGACTTAGCGGTGCTATGACAACGATTGTGGCTATTCAGGGTGACGGGTTTGCCGTTGTCGGTGTTGACTCGCGTTTGAGCACCATTGACGAGTCTGGTTTTGCTTCTCAGCGGTCAACGATGAGGGAAGGTTCGTCCAAGGTCGCGGAAGTCGGACGGTATTTGCTTGCCGCGGCTGGGGATGTTCGCGCAATTAACCTGTTGCATCATGCGTTTGCCCCGCCGAAGCCTTTTCCTAGTTTGGATGGCACAGCGTTAGACCGTTTTATTACGGTTAAGTTTGTTCCTGCTTTACGCGCTTGCTTTGAAGAGCACGGTTATTCTCGCCCAGACAGCGCAAAAGGTTCGCATGTGGCAGAGCACGATTCTACGGTGGTCGTTGTGGTCAACGCTGTCGTGTACATAGTTGACGGGGATTACTCATGGGCGTCGGATGATGACGGTATTTACGCTGTTGGTTCTGGCGCGCAATACGCTTTGGGGGCGATGCAGGCTACGCGACCTCGCAAGTTCACTGTGGATTCGGCAAAGAAATGTCTGATGAAGGGTCTTGCCAGTGCTTCTACCTTTGATGCGTACACGGGTTCGCCGTATGTTTTGTTTGTTCAAACTAAAAACTTGACAGAGCGCCTTTAACTAGGTACAGTTCGGCGAATCAAAACGCGCGACTAAAGCGCAAATACCTTGACACACCCGTCAAGCAGAATGGGGACATGATGAAATTATTACCAAAACCAACTCACGGCTCTCTTGAATGGCTGAATCAGCGTTGGAAAGTTGATGGTCGTGCAGTGTTCGGGGCTTCAGATGCCCCTGTGATGATGGGCGCTTCGTCGTACCGCTCACGCGCCGATTTGTATTTTGACAAGATGGAGTTGCCCGTTATCCGCGAGACAAGTCCAGCAATGCGTAGAGGGAACCTTCTGGAACCAGCGTGTTTGCAGTTTGCATCTGAAGAGATGGGCATTGATTTGGTAACACCAGAGTGGCAGTATCAAAACGGTCGTTTCGTGATTTCTGCTGATGGGGTGGACAATGCTGATACCCCAACTGTTGTTGTTGAGGCAAAGACGACTGCTCGTTACTCAGTAGATGAGTCAAGTGATTTGCCAATGGAATGGCGTTGGCAGGGTTGGGCACAACAGTTGGTGACTGGTTGCCCCGTGTTCTTTGTTGTCTTAGACCGCCGTCAAGTGTTTTCTCTCGTGGAGTTACCTCAGATGGATGGCGCTTTAGAAAGGCTAGTAGAAGAGTCTGAGTTGTTTGGCGAAGTTGTGGATTCCCAGCGCGGGTTGGAACACCTCATTAACGAGATGAGCGCCGATGACATTTCGCGGGCGTACACAGAAGTAAAGGGCACTGTTGAATTGGATGAGGAGGCTCGTCTGTGGATTGCTAGTTTAGATATCGCGCGGGAGGCTCGCTCTGTGGCAGAAGGTCAGGAAAAGCAGGCTAAGGATGCGTTAGCGCGGTTATTGAAAGATGCTGAGGTTGGTACTATCAACGGGCAAAGTGTTGTCTCGTGGAAGCAGACTATGGGCAGAGAATCTTTGGACACTAAGAGGCTAAAGACGGAGCATCCTGATTTGGTTGCCGAGTATATGAAAAAGGGCGCGCCGTATCGGACGATGCGTTTGATGAAAGAAACAAAGGGAGAATAATGATGGATGAGATAACAGCAGAATTGT